AGCACACCAGCTTGTCCCCTTCAGCCGCGTCGATATCCGCGGCAAGCCGCGTGTCGATGGACGGATCTAGGAACGAGTAGTCGGTCACTGGCGCCGCGCCGCGCGGTACATCTGGTAGCCCACCCACAGGATCGAGATCAGACCCGAAAGAATACCTACGATCTGCCCGGCGTAGCCGAGCACAGCGTGCAGGTCAAATCCAATCATGCAGCTCACTCCTGCGGCAGCTACTGGAGCAGCTGTGTTGTGGTTAAAAATTGGCATGGTCATCGGCATTACGCCTACTTCTTTGGTGGCAGCCCGGTGAACGGAACACCCGGCGCCCCCGGCTGTGGCACGAACTGCTGCACGTAGGTGTATGCCTCTACCCACGCAATCGCTTCCATGCCGGTCGACTGCACGCGGCGCAGGAACTCTAGGACGTTCCCTGCGATGTGCGGCGGAATCGCGGCCTGCGTGATGTTCGGGTTGATGCGAACCTCCGCGCCGGGCGCTACCTTGGCGATCTGCTCGGCGATTTCTGTCGCGAGCTTGGCGCCGGAATCTTGCTGTTCAGTCATACTTCTCACCTTAGGTTAGTTGATACGCGATGGTAGTCGGGCCCGTTAGGATGCCCTTCGTACCAACGTTGGTCCACGCGGACCCCTGATTCTTAAAAAATGAAACTGTCCCGCTGACGGGGGTGATCTGTGCTAGTCCTACACAGCCGGCCGTATTGTCTTCAAAGTTATTGATCGCACATTCTTGCGCCAACGTCGCCGGCTGAATCACCGCCGGCAGCCCGGTCATGTTGAACGTGGTGGCGTTGCTGGTGCCTGTTGCATTGAACAGGGTCAGCAGTACGAAGCGCCCGGCGCGGATCCAGAAGCACGTTCCGGTAATGACGGTCGTGAAACCAGTGAACGTTCCGGTAAACGAGCCGAAATCGAACGTCATGTCGACGAGCCCGCCCGCTGTCGGACCGTAGCCCTGTAGCACTGGCGCGGTCGTGCCGTTCACGACGAAGAGCTTGGTGCCACCAACCTCTACCGTAAGCGGCGTGCCGAAAGCCGGATTGATGGTGATATCACCGGTGAACGTGAAGTTCGCGGCGGTGTTCAGATCAATCGTGCCGTACGGCGTCGATACATTACCGCCAATCTTGATCGTGCCCGTAGGGCTCGTCGCGTTGCGGACGTCGCCACCCTGCAGCAGGTTACTTACGAATCCCTTGAACCACGACGGCGACCATGTCATCGGCACGGTGCCGGTGCTCGCGTTCGTGAGCCCCGGCTTGGAAATCAGGGCGGACACTTACCACTTCCCGGGTTCGAGGTCCGCTTCGAGCGCGACAGTGAACGTCGTGGACGCATCGGTGATGCGTACCATGAAGACCAGCGAGTAGTACTGGCCGAGGTTCCACCAGATCGCGCGATTGTCGGTATCGCCCGGAAGACCGAGTGTCTGCGTGTCGTCACCTGAGGCGTCATACGTCTGACCCCAGTTCGTCGACAGCATCAGATCCACCTTCGGGGCCACGCCGGGAGTTGGACCGGCGCCAGCGGTGATCACAGCTTCGAGGCGACGCACAATGATGCGGTTGTTGCCGTCGTAGAGCGGCTGGGTTGTCAGCGCGCAAACAACCGGTGCGTTCGCGTTTCCAAACTCGGTCTGTACCTGATCATCAAGGTAACCAATCTGGCCACTCTGCGAATCGCCGATCAGCTGCTTGCCGAACGCGTTCAGATAAGAGAGGCCTCGGAACTGAATCTCCTGCCCGCCAACTACCGACACAATCGAGAACCACTGCTGGGTCACGCAGTCGTACCCGATGGTCACGCCCGCGGCCGGCAGCGTCAGGATGTAGAACGGATGCCCGGCCCACGTAGGCGACCCGGCGGGGCTAGCGAGTGCGTACGAGCCGACGAGGTTGCCCTGCTTGTTCGCGTTCAGCAGGATCGCTTCGATGGCGGCGGTCGAGATACGCACCGGCGTCTGGCCTTCGCGGCGTCGCACGGTGAGATCGTTCGCCACCCAGATAAAGGTGTTGTCCTGATTCGCAATAGTGAACGCGCACTTCGGGTGCACGCCGTATGGCATGATCGTGTCGGGCGCGGCGCTGAACGGCGAGCCCGTCGCGTTGCCGGTGTTCACGAAGCCTTCAGTCGAGCGCGAGCCGAAGAACAGCGGCTGTCGGTGGTCGACGCACATGCCGTAGAACGGGTCGGTGCCGAACTGTCGGCTGAAACTCGCGGCGGTCGTGAAGGTGATCTGGTTGTTGCCAGACACCTGCTTGCCGTCGTCGTTGAAGAAGGTGTAGCTGCCATTGCCGCCATTGTTGTTCGCGAGGAACACAATGAACGTGTCGCAGTACCAGCAGTCGATGGCGCCGCCGAGATTCAGGAAGAACGCCGAGGTCAGCTGCTGGAATCCACCGCCGTTCGGGCAGTAGGTGTAGCAGGTGTCGGTGCCCGGCACGAGGATAACGAGGCACGCCTGATTGTCGGTCATGCGCACGAATCCATTGCCGATGAGGCCGCTGTTCGAGCCCGGCACGATGGTGAAGACGCCCGAGGCGCTCACGGTGTACAGATCGAAGCCGAGCACGGCGTATACGACGCCGGCCATCTCCCACATGCCGCGAATCGGGTTCGTGAACCCGGCGGGCGTGAATGTGGAAATACCCGGCCATCGACGCAGCGATGCCGGGTTATTGCTGAAGGTGTCATCCGGCTGCGTCTGCTGCGCTAGCTCGGGGTAGCAGCCAATCAGCCGCTTGCTTCCTGCTCGGAGGTCGGGAAGCTGATACGTCGCGAGCGGAAGGGGGACTGTCTTGGGCGCCATGGGTTAGAGGTAGTTCGGACCGCCCCATGGGCCGCCCTGTGGGCGGGAAAGCTCGCCGAGATCACACTCGACGCGCTTCAGGTAGCGCTTGTTCATGCGGCGCTGCGCGGAACGAATTTGGCCGCCGAGGGTGATCGGAGCCGAGATGTCATCGTTCGGGTCGTCGTTGATCGTGATGCCGTAGCGAACCGCAATCCACGAGGCAAGCAGGTACTTAAGATCCGCCACGTCGGCGTCATAGCACGGCGCGGGGTTGTTCAGCATGGCGACCGTCTGCGGCCACCAGCCGATGCTGCCCCAGCCGTCACGCTGCTGGGTCGCGATGTTGTCATTGAGAATCGTCAGCCCGTTCGCACTTTGTGTCGGCGTAGGGGCGCGGCCTTCGCGTACGACGCCAAGCAGCTGGTATGATTCAGTGATGATCTGCTGATTGGTCTGTGTCGACACGTAGAAGTCCTCTTAAAATTAGGGGTCCGTTACTCTGAACGGTTTCCAGAAGTCACGCCGACTTTGTCTCAACGGCGTTCTGAGTTTTGCGCGGATCTGGGTGAGGGCAGCCCGCGCTGTTCTTCTTACTGCACGCGCTGCCACGTGCGAGGAGCCACAGCGGCACCCGAGGCCGGCTGGAAGCCGTTCAGGGTGTAGCGGTAGCGAACCGTCGCAGTAGCCGAACCTGCGGTGGCCGCGCCGACCGTGAGGCCGGTTGGGACGCCGAGGGTCGTTGTCGCGTCAATCGAGTCGCCGGTGTTGGCGTTGACCGCGGTCAGCGTCAGCGTTCCACCACCCGTGTTGGAAATCTCAGCTACCGCGCCGTCCACTGGGTTCAGGGGAAGGTTGACGGTAACGGAGATGGCGCCAGTCGCGCGCAGGACGAGGATGCCAGTCTGCATCGTGATCGTGCTTGCGGTGACCAGAGTCGCCCCAGCGTAGAAGTCAAAAGGAACGCCGACAACGTCGCCGTGGCCGTATCCAATCTGTACGTTAGCCATATGTATTCTCCTATGGTGTCAGATTAGGAAGCCGACGCAACTTCGACGTTACGCACGGCCAGCTCAGGGTAGCTGAGAACCGCACCTACAATCGAGTCGAGACGAGCCGGGAGCACGTCGTTAGACGGATCCCACTGCTGCGCGAAGCGCATGTTGTAACCCTCGAAGCTCTCGGCAGCCGTCATCTTGACGAGTGGGCTGAGGTCGAGCATCGGAGGATTCGCGAACACGATAGCATCGCGGTACCAGCCGAGCGACTGCTTGATCAGAGCACCGCTGATGCTGGCCAGAGGGCTGGCCGATGCGGCACCGCTGATTCCGAACACCTGAATCGCCGCGGTGGCACCCGGAACGCTGTCCACGTTCTGGTACGAACCGCCGGTGATGATGCCGGGAGCCATCGGGATGGTCATTGTGCCGCCCGCGCTGGTTGTCGTAGCGGTCACGACAAACTGCTTCGGACGTCCGAGGGAGGCCTTGGTCTCAGGGTCGACTTCGTTCACACCAGTGATGGTGATGATGTCGCCGGCGTTGAGGGTGTCAAGACCCGCGTTCCAGCCGTTCGTCGCGAGCGAGAACGTGGCAACGAAGGCGTTGCCAGCTCCAGCGTTCGACTGGCCCGCGCCGTTGACGGCAGGGTTAGTTGTCGCGCTGAAGGTGCCGATGACGTGCGTCGGAAGCTTCGTGTTACGGAAGCAGACGTAGCCGGCGGCCTTGTCGGAGATCACACCTTCGAGCCACTGATCGGAGATCGTGCTCTCAGGCTGGAAGAGACCCTTGTTGTCCTTCACGAAGTAGCGGCTCGTCTGAGGAGTCGCTGTGAAGGTACGACGGCTGTCTTCCGGGGCCAGCGCTTCCGTCAGGTACTGCTCGTTCTGCAGCAGCTGGTCGTAGGTCGCTGTGGTGTTGACGGATCCAGTGAACTTCGGCACGTTGTTCACCTGACCGGCTGTGAAGTTTTCCACACCGGCGGCGAGACGGGCCATGGCAGGCTCAAGAACCTGCTCTTCGAAGTTGTTCAGCAGCATCGCACGCTCCACCGAAGTGAAGTTGATGTCGACGCCAAGCTGCTGGTTGACCAGCAGTGTGGCGAAGCGCTGCACGCTGTTCTGGGCGTTCATCTGCGGACCGGTACGAAGCTGGTACTGGAACGGCAGACGGATCGAGAGCTGCTGACCAAGGATGACACCGTTGATCGGTCCCGGCAGAAGGCTCTGGTAGTCGCGGTTGGTACGACCGGTGAAGTTGCTCTTGGCGTGGAGTAGTACCAGCGCCTTACGAGCGACCCACTGGGCCGTAATGAGTGAGTTAGCCAATTAAAACCCCTTCCGAGTTGTTAGTTTAGCCCGCGTCCCTTACGGGATGCGTCACGGGCTGCTTGCTTCCCCGCCCGGTGCTGGCGCGCGAATTCTTCCATCCCCATCGAGGGGTCGGTGACTTCGCGTGTCTGCACCCGTCCGCCGCCCTGTGTAGCGCGGGGAGGAGGTGGGGCCTGAGTGATGGACTTCTTTTGACCGGGCTTCGCGCCGGTCGGTGGAACTGGCTTCTTGCCGCCGTTTGCCTTCTTCTCGTCTTCGATGTCACGGATCATGTTAGTGACCTGCATGACCTGCTGGCGGGGAGACATACGAGCCGTGCGAATCGCAAGACCCGGGTCCTTCCCGAAGCGGTACAGCAGTTCAGCTGTGTGATCAGACTCAGCGATAATGGCGCCGGCATCCGGGCCTAGAGGGTTCTGCGCGAGAACCTTGTTCTTGCGCACAACTGCGTCGAAGTCAGCGTGGTCCTTCGCGTACGTCTCGACCTTCGTCTCGACGGCCTGAAGAACCTTGGTGGCCGCGTCAGCGCCGGATGCCCGGCGCACAGCTGCGTCAGCTGCTGCTGCGGTCTGGGTCTTTACCCACTTCGCCATCTTCGCTCGGTACTTGTCGTTATCGAAGGCGACGTCCGCGTCAGCCATGTCTGGCATCGGCTCGTCTTCGACTGGCGGCTGAGGTGCCGCCGCGGCAGGAGTCTGTGTACCCTTCCCCTCAAGCGCCGCGAGTCGTTCGCGAAGCTCTTGGTTCTCGGTATCACGCATCTTGCCGTACTCCTTGTACCCCTCTGCGAGGTCCAGTACTTCCACAATGCGTTCCGCGGCAGAGCCCTTCTTCGGCTTGACTGGCTCCTCTTCTCCAGTCAGGTCGACGTTAGGATCTGTTTCATCGCCGGGATCGACGGCAGAGTCGGACGATTCCTCTGATGCTTGTACGTCCTCCGAAGTCCCCTCACCCGAGTCGGTCGGGTCGCCGAGTGTCCCGTCTTCGTCGACGACCGGGGAGTCATCAACGAGCGGGTCCGTGTTTGCGCTAGCCTGAACTGGCGCGCCACCCGGAGTGGCATCAACATTGCCGGCGGCTACGGCTGCGACTGCAGCGGCGTTAGCGGCCTGTGCTGGGGTGGCTCCGCGGAACGGATTCACCTTGTCGGAAACCTTGGTCTGCGGGCCCTTCTCGTACTGTTCGAGGGAGTCGCGGGAAAATGAATCAGCCATATGTATCTCCTACACGGAATACGCTTCCGCGGGGCGTGGAGAGTCTCACCTCGTCCAATTACGCGGCCTTCTTGGCCTTCTTGGGCTTGGCAGCGGCCGTCGCCTTCGCGGCAGCTACCTTCTGCTCATCGAGTTGACGCTGATGCGTCATCTTCTGAGTATGCTTCTCTGCGTCGCGCGCCATCTCGCGCTGGTGCTTCTCGTGCGCGCGGCGCTCCTCGCGCTCGTGACGCTCCTGCTCGCGGCGGTCCTCGGCTTCCACCCCGGCGCGCTCCTTCAGGAGGCCGGCGGTGTGCTGCTGGTGCTCGTGCGTCAGGCCCTGAGTGTGCGCCTGCGAGGCGTGCTGCAGATCCTGCTCGTGACCAACACGCTTGGCGGCAAGATCCATCATGTCGGACTGCTGCTGCGTCTGGTGCTCCTGCGCGGCGGCCTGCATGTCCTGCTGGCCGCTGTGCAGATCCTGCATGATCTTCAGGTTGCCGAGATGCTTGCCGACGGTCTCGAACTTCTGCTTCTGCTGCTCGACGTCGCTGATCTGGGCGCGGGAGCCGGCGATCTGGGCGTCGGCCTGCATCTTCGCGGACTTCGCGGCAAGGAGGTCGGCCTCGTCCTTCTGCATCTTCTGCTGCTGCTGCTGCTGGGGAGTCGGCTGGCCGATGTTCGGATCGTCCTGCTTCTCCTTGTCCGTTGGCTTCACGAGCCCCTGCTGGATCAGCGGGATTCGTAGACGGCGCGCCATTTCCTGCGCGTCCGGCGTGTCGACGTTCTTGGCGATCAGGTCGGCGATGAGTGGCGCGTTCTGAGGCATCGCTTCGGCGAAGCTGATCAGCGTGTCGAGCGCTTCCTGACGCGCGGTCTGGAACGACGGGCCGATGGTGACTTCAACGTCATACGAACCCTTGGCGAGATCGTTGATGAGGTCTTCGGTCTCGTCCTGTGTCTGGTTGACGGTCACCAGTCGCTCGACGCCGTCGTGGCCGATGATGCGCTCGACGCGCTCCGAGTCGTACACGGTCGGGATCATGTCGATCATCATTTCCCAAGTCAGCTGAAGCGCCTGCTGGAAGCCGTCGATGAATTCGAAGCTTCCGAGGTCGCTGCGCTTCGTGTGCTGTACAAGCGCCTTGCCGCTGACGCGGTTCATGTCCTCCGCGTTACCGAGCGCGGGGTCGAAGTAGCCGATGGTGGCCTGAATGTCCTGAATCGACATCTGCGCGAGCGCCATGGCGCCCTGCGGCAGATCGAGCGGGGCCACGCGGCTCGGCATCGCTTCGGGCGCCTTGGGGTCTGGGTTGTAAGGCAGGTACGGACGGGACTGGACGTTCGCCTGATTCCACTGGTCCTCGTAGCCCTTGATCATCGTCTCAGTGACGAGGTACGGGGCCTTCGGGAGCAGCGCGCTGCGCTCGATCATGTCCGAGGCGCGCGAATTGTAGCTGCGCTGCGCGTCCTTGGAGTGACGGATCAGCGACTGGAACTTCTTGCGGCCTTCGATGTTGATGTAACGGCCGGGGCAGCGGATGACCGGGATGCGCTTCCAGTCGTAGTAGTAAGGGCCTTCGAGCACGTTGCTGCCGTCGACCTTGACCCACATCACCTGCCAGATGACCGTGTCGCGAATCATCTTGCGGCCGTGCTTGTCGACCGCGACGCGCGTCACGCCGTGGCTGGCGTGCGTGATACTGTGCTCTTCGAAGTGCGCTTCCTGTGCCTTCAGGTCCGCGTCGTAGTCTACGACCGAACCGTCTGTCATCTTGGCGATCTTCTTGGCGCGCGGGATGCGCTCGAAGTATTCCGCGACGCGAACTTCCTTGTCCGTGAACCAGCCATAGCTGTCGCGGGATACGGTGAACGACTGCCCGTCGCCATCGCGGTACAGCTGCTCGTAGATCTCCTCGGCCACGCGCTCGGCCACGATGCAGCGGTTGGCGTCGCCGCCGCACGCGTCAGCGCACTGCGGGTCCCACACAACCGTCTGCGGGTTCGTGATGTTGATCAGGCGAAGCACCTGATCGAACGCGCCATCGCCGTCGTCTTCCATGTACGTCGGCATGATGCGCCAAGCGCCAAATCCGCCAGCAACGGCGAACTTGAACTGCTCCTTGTAGATCCCATCGGCGCGAGAGCACTGCTCAATCGAGCGGCACAGGCCGCCGAAAATGTCAGCGACCGGTTCGCTCGCGCCGTCGGACGCCGGTCGAACCTTCCCGGCCGGGGCCGTCTGCCGCATGTCGGCGACGACCATGTTCACAGGCTGCAGTACGCGGTTGAACGTGTAGCACGGCTTGCCGCGGCGGTTCTGGAGGACGACCGGATCCCACTGTCCCTGCGCTTCAGCGTTGTAGATGAAGTTCAGGTCTTCCGAGTGCATGCGGCGGTTCTCTTCCCACGCGCCCACACCTTCATCGTAGAAGTTGCGGATGCGGGACATGAGGGCGCCGTCGTCCTCAATCTCGAACCCGGGACTGTTCGGAAGCTTGCCCCGCTCGCCGGGGATATCTCCAATCAGGTCCCAATTGTCGCCGCTATTGCTCGACATGTTACCAGTTCAGACCCGCGGCTACGCTAGCCGACACGCCGATGAGCACCAGCGCGCCGACGGCGAAGACGCCGGCAACGAATCCAACCACGAGCCCTGCGATGAAGATCACGTCGGCATCTCTTCCAGAATCGCGCGCTGGTTGTCACCAATGAACACGCCGCCCCATGTGTTGGGCGGGATGTACTGCGGCTGGCCGCTGTTTTCCCACACGTTGACCGGCTTCTCGACTTCGGGGCCGTTCTTCTGCTTGACCTTCGTCGTCACTGGCTTCCCGTCCTTATCGAGCTTGGGCTTCAGCTCCTGATAGGTGACGCGCATCTGGTTGCGGATGGCAGGGTTCTGGAAATTGAACGCCGCGATCTTCCCCTTGCGCTCAACCACGAGGTTGTGCTGATTGTGCGTGACGTGCACGGTGTACACGCCGATGGGAATCTTCTTCCCGTCAGAGCCTACGCGGCGCGGGTCGAGATCCTGTTGGATGTCCTCGGTCACGTGACCATTGGAGTCCTGATACTTGCTGAACTTCCAGTCAGTCGCGCGGATCACGTTGCCCGTGGGGCCTCGTTCCGTCGACTGAGCTGTCTGCTGACGAAGGCGCAGGCCTTCCTCGTGACGCAGCTTGAGTTGGATACTCATAGGTCTCACCCTCCGTTGTCGCGCAGTGCGCGTGCTGTCAAAAAGCGTTTCATCTCTTCCTCTCTGCCCCGCAGCGCGTTGGGAAGATTCGCGCGCTTCGATGGGCGTCCGAAAACCATGAGCCGGCCGTCCGTATCTACGAACAGGCACTGCCCTTGGTATTTGGCGTCTTGGTCGATGGCTGCCACCGACACTAGCCGCTCCATACGCCTCCGGGTGTTGCCATCGCTGGATCCCATGCGAACCACGGGAGCCCGCCAGCACCGGCCGGAGGTACCTTCGCCGCCATACGGCCGCTCATCACGTTGTAGCGTGTGGCATCCATAAGGTGGTCATTCTTTTTGATAATCTCGCCCTTCTCATCGCGGCGATACAGCGCGACTTCCTTCTGCCAGTTCACGCAGGTGCGGAAAATGCGCAGCTGACTGGTCGAGAGCATGTCCCACACCTTCACGATGCCGGACACGACAGTGTTGTCGGCCTCTGTTACGTTCAGCCCGAGATCTTGGTAGACTTCGAGTAAGCGCTGGCCGTCGTGGCCGCGCGCCTTCTGCGCGGCGGGATCGATCACAATCGGGATCCACGCGCCCTTCGCACGGATCGCGGCGGCATGCACCGCGGGGTGCTGCTGGCCGATGTAGTACTCGTCGTACATCACGGCGCCGCCCTTGTCGACATCCCACGCGAACCAGCACGCCGCCGTGCAGTTCCAGCCCGGGTCCATACCGACCGAGCGCGGCCAGTGGCCGGGAAGCTCGAACGGCTCAATGAGCATGTTCGCCAGCGGGATCGGATAGATCGCGCCGACGCCGTGGCCGGGGATGCCGCTCTTGCGCGCCTGAAGCTGCCACGAGGGCGTGCCCTTCAGGATCTTGTTCTTCTCCCGCTCCGTCAGGTGCGGGACGTCGTCCATGTCGAGGGCGCGAGAGATACGGCTGACGTCGTTGTTGATTTCGTCATTCATCAACTTCGTAATCCTCTCCGGCGTCGAAGTCCTGTAATGGGTTCCCGGGGGCCGGGGCCAGCTCTGGCATGAACATGATCATCAGTTCTGACACACCCAACAGTGGTGTTTCGGTCAGGACTAGGGATCCGTTTTTCGTTCCCGGGACCGTCGACATCAGACGGAGTGCACACTCCGTGTAGATTTCGATCTTCGGTTCTTCGTCCAGATGGATCAGATCCTGCGCCGTACCTTGGAAGGCGTGACGTCCTTGATCGTAGGACTTGAACTGAAGTGTTGACGTCCCGTCTGCAATGCCGTTGGTGAAGTGGTGGACGAAACAGGATTCGTACGCGTCCGCTACACCATGCTTCGTCGTTGGGTCTCGAACAAAACTGTCGACGGGGATCATGCCCGTCCCCAACAGTTCCGGTACGCCCGGCTTCCCACAGAATTTCTCCTGTAGGATGTCTCGTGTGTTCTTCGCGGTATCCGTTGCTACCCAGAAGTCAATCGGATGGTCGAATCGTCGACCTTCCCACCAATCTGGGTACAGCCCCGTCAGGTGTAGCGCGTCTTCGTACGCGCCACAGTGCGTCTTGCCGGTACGGTTGCCTCCGAAGAGGCCGCGCTCATCGTAGTGCGCGCCGTCGCGGAAGTGCGCCATCTGCTTCGGGTACTGAGCCCGAATTTCAGGGGTCTTAAACCAAGTCGCTATTGTCGAGTGGCGGTCCCAGTAGAACAGTCGCTTCCACATCGCCACCTGCTGCAGCTGCTGCGCGGGTGTTAGTGTTTTCCAGCTGCTTACGAGTTGGCCGAGCTGCTCCAAGTGCGTCCTGTTGAGTAAGCGACTCTTGAGCTGCTGAAAGGAGTTTGGCAAGTTCTGCACAGGCTTTATCCGGGTTCACGTAGGGCTCCGCACCGAGACCAGCTTGGTTGCGGGAGCCGAATCGTTCGGGAAATGAGGCGCCAGCACGAGCCAACATGGCTCGGTCGGAGCCGGTAGCGGCACTTCCTTCCGCTTTCCACAAAAACACTTGGTCAACATCGGTGCGGGTCGCGTCAAACAGCGCCGCGCGCTCCGGGTTGTTGCGTAATTCGGTGATCAGGTCGTACGGCAGCGCCTTCACGAGCTTCAGAGCGGCTTCGACCGACCCTGTGTTGACGTAGGCGACGCAAAACTGGCGGAATGTCTCTTCGGTCCATCGAAAATCGGTGCGCAGGGCCGGGTCGGTGTACTCCGGCGCCGCTACGGCCTCGCCGATGAGGTCTTCGTTGCTCTTCGTGCCGTAAATCGGCAGCTTTCCGTCCGCGATGCGCGCGCAATCGACGCATCGGTACGTGTTGGACATGTATCGAGCGGCCACGTGGCCCTGCGGGCACTGCGTGACGCCGTCGAAGAAGTGCGGCCAGCCATGGGACTTGGCTTCGTCCTGCGAAACAGCGCGCTTGGGCACGGCGTTGTACATGTCTGGCATGCCGTCCTTGACGGCGGCGCATACGCCGAGCGCAAATTCTGTTTTCCCGCTGCGTTTCCCGCCGCGAGGGGCCTTCTTCGTCATGCTCGATGCCAGTCCTCAGCTCCACTCATCCAGTTTCCGTTGCGATCATAGCCCGCGCTCTCCTGCCACAGCAGGCACTCGTTCAGCGACTCATCTGGGTCGATAGAGTAGATAGCCTTCTGCCACACAAACGCGAGCGGACCGATGCCGGGAAATCCGACTCGGTCGAAATCGATGATCTCGATGTTGCGGAAGCTGAACTCGACCACGTCACCGGGCTTCACCTGCATCGGGATGATGCGGCCAGTCTCAGCGCCATCTTCGAAGAAGAGCCGACGTGTCGCGAGCTTGCTGGTCCCGAACTTCATCACGGTCTTGCCGTCTGGTCCGAGGATCGGCGCGCTGTCCGCAACCTGCTGCTTGAACTCCACCTTGCGTCGCTGGCGTCGGCCGTAGCCGACGGCGATCACGACGCCCTTCTGGATCTCGATCCCGGGCGTCGCAAGGATGGGGTGCACGTAGCTCAGCGGCTTCACGAGCACGCGGTCGCGCAGGACGCGGATTCCCTTCGCTACGTTTTCCAGATCTGGGGTGAGGATCATTCCGGCACCTCGACGGTGTCGACATCCTCATCATGCATCATGCGGATCTTGCGGCCGACGCCGTAATCGGTGTCCATCCCCGCGGTCGCTGCGAACGTCACAATATCGCCGACCTTGCACTCCATCGGAGCGCGGCCACCGAAGGGCAGCATCTTGCCGGGGCCTACCGCCGTGACTTCGCCGCGCAGCGTGCGCGTCCAGTCCGGGCGGAGGATCCGCGATTCTTTTGCGGTAACATCGATCAGCGCCACCACGATGAAGTCATCTAAGAGGCACTGCTTAAATTCAATGTCAGTCACGTCGTCTCACCTTCGTGATTATGGATTTGGCTGGGGAGGAAGGGATCGAACCTTCGACCATTCCGTTAACAGC